ATTACTCGGTCAACAAACCAAAAAGAAGATATTAAAATAGTATTGCAGTTCTAAAAAATCATGCCACAGCAAACCAACTTAAATGTAGCCCCATATTTTGACGATTATGATCCGTCTAATGATTTTTATCGGGTATTATTTAAGCCAGGATATCCTGTTCAGGCTAGAGAATTAACAGCTCTTCAGTCTATATTACAGAATCAAATTGAAAAATTCGGTCAACATTTTTTTAAAGAAGGTGCAAAAGTAATACCTGGTAATACTGGATATAATCGTATATATTATGGTATACAGATTAATAATAATTATCAAGGAGTTCCTGTATCTGCATATGCGGATCAATTAATTGGGACAAAAATAACAGGTCAAAGATCTGGTGTAAGTGCTGTCGTAGATAAAGTTTTATTAGCAGAAGATTCTGAAAGGGGTCAACTTACTCTTTACATAAATTATCTAACATCTAATACAGCAAATAATTCAACTCAAGTATTTTCGGATGGAGAAGAATTAACATGTTCAGAAATAATAACTTCAGGATTATTAGGTAATACTGCAATTGCTGTTGGATCTCCTTTTGCCATTACAGTGGCAAATGATGCTGCTGTAACTGGATCATCATTTCAGATTCAAAATGGAGTATATTTTGTTCGTGGACAATTCTGTAATGTAAATCAAGAAACTCTTATTCTTGATCAATATAATAGTGCTCCAAGTTATAGAGTAGGTCTATTTGTAAATGAGGAAATAATAAATGCTGATATAGATGAGAGTTTAAATGATAATTCACAAGGATTTAATAATTATTCTGCTCCTGGTGCAGATAGATTAAAAATATCTTTAAGTTTGTTTAAAAAATCATTAGATGATTTTGATGATAATTCTTTTATTGAATTAGCAACTATTGGAGGAAATCAAGAACCTGGTGTTTTAAAAACACAAAGAAAAGGTGCAGGTGGAGGAGCAGTTTTAGGGGGAACCTCACCTTATTCATCTAACTTTGATTTAACTGATACTCTTGCAAGAAGAACATTTGACGAAAGTGGTAATTATGATGTAAAACCTTTTGATGTCACTCTTTTAGAATCATTAGATGATAATATTGGAAATAGGGGAGTATTTAAAGCAGGTCAATTTACACCAGGTGGAGAAACTCCAAGTGATGATTTAGCATTATATAAACTTTCTCCAGGTAAAGCTTATGTGAAGGGTTATGAGATTGAAACACTTAATCCAACATTTCTTGATGTACCAAAACCAAGAGATGTAAAAACATTAAAAGATCAATCAATAATTTATAATACTGGTCCAACACTTAAAATAAACAGTGTCTTTAGAACCCCGACAGTAGGTATTGGTAGTACATATGTTCTAAGTTTAAGGGATCAAAGGGTTGGTGTTAACTCAGAAACTGTTCAAGGTAAAGAAATTGGTCTTGCTAGGGTATATGATTTTAGACTTGAATCAGGTACTTATGAAGTTGCAGATTCTGATAAGCAAAAAAATCAATGGGATCTTTCTTTATATGATGTTCAATCTTTTAGTGAAATAGAATTAAATCAATCTATCACTCAATCTGTTCCTGCTTTTATTGAAGGAAAGGATAGTGGTGCTACTGCTTTTCTTGTAAATTCTGTTAGTGCTGGAGTAGCTTTAACAGTATATGAGAAAAATGGTAATTTTATTACTAATGAGCAATTAATTATTAATGGTATTGATAATGGAAGAACTGCGATAGGTATTACGAATTATACCATTTCTGATGTTCAATCCGTTTATGGGACTGATGATAATAATATTGGTCTTAATACCTTTAGTGCAAACGTAATTCCTTCTACATTATTTAATGTAGGTGTTGCTACTGTTGGTGTAGATAAGGGAGCTGCTGGAACTAAAATACAAAGTAGTAATCCAAATTTTCCTGGAATTACTACTATAGGTAATCTTATTTCATATAGTGATCTTGCAATATCTGAAGATCCTATTTTATCAAGAGTAATTAGTGTTGGAACTGATAATGTTACTGTTGTAGGTGTTACTACAGTAAGTGGCATATGTAATGGTGGATTACCAACAACTGCCTCTGGTATTACCAGTGTAACTCCATTTTTAAGTGTAAGTGATTTAAAAGTTTTAGCAACTCAATTAGATAGTTCTAGTGATAATACATTATATACTCGCCTTTCTAAGAGAAATGTATCTGATGTTGATTTAACAGGTGCATCAGTTGTTATAAGGAAAACATTTGCTGTTAATATTAGTAGTGGTAGATTAGAAACTCCTCTTCCAACAATAGATACTAGTGAAACTTTCCAACCATTTACTGCCAAGAGATATTCTTTGATTGGTGCAGATGGTAAGACTCATGAATTAACAGCAGATCAATTTGATTTTGGAAGTGGAAATACTTGTCAGATTCGTGGTTTAAGTGATCCTCCTGCTGCAAATAAAGGAGCAACGTTGATTGCTACTATTAAGAAGCAAAAACCAAAAGCAAAGGAAAAAATAAGAAATAGAGTTAAGTCATTAGTTGTTAATTACTCTAAAGATGCTGCTTCTGGAATTGGAACTACTACATTAAATGATGGATTAACATATGGAAATTATCCATATGGAACAAGAGTTCAAGATAAGAATATATCTATAAATGATGCTGATATTATAGAGGTATTATCAGTTTTTGAATCAGCAGATACAAGTGATCCATCATCACCTAAACTTACTCTTTCTTCTATTGTTACTCAATCAACTACAACTAATGAATTGATAGTTGGTGAGCAAATCATAGGTCAATCTAGTGATGCTGCAGCTATAGTTGCAGAAAAACCTAGTGATAGTGTAATTAGTGTAATTTATCAAAATGAGCATTTATTTAAAGAAGGAGAAACTGTTCAATTCCAAGAATCTGGTGCTAGTGCAATACTTTCATCATTAGATTCTCCAAGTTTTGACATATCTCCAAATTTCTCATTTGTTGATGGTCAGCAATCCACTATTTACAATATAGGTCAGATTAAGAGAAAGTCTGATTCAGATTCTCCAACTAGAAAGATGAAAATATACTATTCTAATGGATCTTTTGATTCTGGAGATAATGGTGATTTTATAACTGTTAATTCTTATGATCAGTATGATTATGGTATAGATATTCCAAAAATTGATGATATTTCTAATTCAGATATAATTGATATTAGACCTAGAGCAAGTGCTGTTTCTTCTATTTCTGAAGGAGATAGATCTCCTCTTGAATTCAAAGGAAGAAACTTTAATGCATCTGGAAATTCTTCTCCTAATATTTTAGGATCTGATGAATCATTATTAACTGATTTTTCATTCTATCTTGGAAGAATTGATAGAATATTCTTAAGTAAAGAGGGGCAGTTCCAAATAAAATATGGAGATCCTGCAGAAGATCCACAAAAACCTGTTCCAGTAGATGGTGCTATTGAGATAGCAACTGTTAGACTTCCACCCTATCTTTATAATGTTGCTGGAGCTCAAATTGATTTCTTAGATCGTAAGAGATTTACGATGTCTGATATCAAAAATCTTGAAAATAGAATTAAAAATCTTGAGTATTATACCACTCTTTCTTTATTAGAAACTAATACAGCAAATATGTTTGTTGCTGATGGTGATGGATTGAATAGATTTAAATCTGGTTTCTTTGTGGACAACTTTACTGGATTTAAGACTCAAGAGCAAGCAACTCCTATTAATAATAGTATTGACACAAAAAATAAAGAACTAAGACCAAGACATTATACTAATTCTGTTGATTTAATTTTTGGACCAGTTGTTGGTAATGATCCTACTGATGATCTTAAGTTTTCAACAATTGAAGGTATTAATGTAAGAAAGAAAAGTGATATTATAACTTTAGATTACTCTGAAGTTGAATGGTTAAAACAGAGTTTTGCAACTAGATCAGAAAGTGTTACTCCTTTCTTAATTAGTTTCTGGCAAGGAACTATGGAGATTACTCCAGCTTCTGATACATGGGTTGATACTGCTAGATTGCAACCAAAAGTTATTAATGTTGAGGGTGACTATCAATCAGTCTTTAACCGAATGGTTGATAATGGTGAGATAGACGAACAAACAGGATTTGGTCCTGTTGTATGGGGTTCATGGCAGACTACATGGACAGGAACAACCACTAATGATACTAATAGAGATACTGTTATTTCTAATCAAACCCGTGTCTTTGGAATGGGTGGTTGGATTAATAACTTTAGTGGTGGATTTGGAAACCCTGCTAGAAGAATTAGAGAAACTGTTAATAGAGTAAGTAGAGAAACAACAAGAACAACAACTCAACAAGGTGTTGAAAATAGAACAGGTTCTCAGACACTAATTACTGAATCATTTGAGAGAACCTCTGTTGGTGATAGAGTTGTAAGTAGAGATCTTATTCCATTCATGAGGTCTAGAAATATTGAATTTATTGCTAAGAGGGTTAAACCTTTAACTAGACTTTATGCTTTCTTTGATGGTCAAGATGTTACCAAATATTGTGTACCTAAAGTCCTTCAAATTTCTATGACATCTGGAACTTTCCAGGTTGGTGAAAAGGTTGTTGGAATGGTTAATCCAACTGGTCTTAGTCAAATAACTGCTGACAGCACACCAGGAATTACTTTTAGGGTTGCACAATCAAACCATAAAGAAGGTCCATATAATGTTCCTACTAAAGTTTATGCAGAAAATCCTTATACTAATCAAGCATTCCCTGCATCTTATTCTTCTACTTCTAATATATTGAATGTAGATACATTCTCATTGTCTAATGAACCACAAGGGGAATATTTTGGTTGGGTTCAAGAAGGAATGGTTTTAAGAGGTCAATCTAGTGGAGCAATAGCCACCATTGATGATGTACAACTTCTTTCTGATATTGGTGCATTCTGTGGTGGTTCTTTCTATATTCCTAATCCTAACAATATCAGTTTCCCAAGATTTGAGACAGGAAGCAAAACTCTTACATTAACTAATGATCCAGATAATAATCCTGATAATGCTACAACTGTCACTGATGAAACATTTACATCTGCTGGAACATTAGAAACTGTTCAGGAAAATATCGTTTCTGTTAGGAATGCAAGACTTGAACAAAGACAACAATTCCAAGAAAGAAATGTTAATAGAAGTCTTGGAACCGAAGTTGTAGGAAGCACTGTGATTTCTGAAAGTGTAAATCAACAAATTATTGGATGGTATGACCCTCTTGCACAGTCCTTCTTAGTTGAGGATGCTGGTGGAATATTTGTTACTAAATGTGATATCTTCTTTAGAACAAAAGATGATATGGATATACCTGTGGTATTCCAAATTAGATCTATGAAGAATGGATTGCCCACACAACATGTACTTCCTTTCTCTGAAATTGTATTAGACCCTGCAGAAGTTAATATTTCAGCAGATGGATCTGTTGCAACTACAGTTGAATTTAAAGCACCTGTTTATCTTGAAGGTGATAATACTGAATATGCTGTTGCTTTAGCATCTAACTCTACTAAGTATAGTGTTTATATTTCAAGAATAGGAGAAACTGATATATTAACTGATACATATATTTCCAATCAACCATACTTAGGTTCACTCTTTAAGTCGCAAAATGCTTCTACATGGGAACCAAGTCAGTGGGAAGATTTGAAATTTACAATGTATAGAGCAGACTTTGAAACATCAGGTACTGTTGAATTCTATAGTCCAGAACTTACTGAAGGAAATAACCAAATTCCTACATTAGCACCAGATTCATTAGTTCTTGGTTCTAGAAAAATAAGAGTTGGTCTTGGAACAACTGTTGGTGATAGTTATGAGATGGGTAATATCATCATTCAGGATGGAACAATGGCAGAAGGTAATATTGTTGGATCAGGTGGATCCATTACTCCATCTGGTTTGAGTATTACTAGTGCTGGTATTGGATATACACCTCTTGATGGTAATCAAACCTTCAGCAGTGTAAATTTAGTTACAGTTACTGGTACTGGAAGAGGAGCCGTTGCTGATGTCTATGTTAATAATGGTGTTGCAGCTGCTGCTACAATTACTTCTGGTGGTACAGGATACTCTGTGGGGGATGTACTTGGTATAACCACTATTGGACTTTCTACTGGTGGTAGTGGAACTGTTGGACGTAATGCTAGATTTAGTATTACTGGTATTGGAATGACCAATGAATTAACTATTGATGGTGTTCAAGGTGAGTTTGTTGTTGGTACTGCTAATACTTTATTCTATACAAATAGTTCTGGTATTAAGACTGAACTTGGATATGTTAATGGTGGTGATGTTCAGATTAGTTCTATCGATGTAGAATCTGATGGTTTACATATTAAAGTCAATCATAAGAATCATGGAATGTATTCTACTCAAAATAGAGTTAAAATATCAAATGCTCAGTCTGATATTAAACCAAGTAAATTGAGTATTGCTTTAGAAACTGGTAATGAATCTTCATTTAGTGTTGATGATGGTTCTGTCTATGAAAATTTTGAAAATGTTGGAGTTGGTACAACTAATAGGGGATATGTGAAAATTGGAAAAGAAATTGTTGAGTATAATAATGTAACTGGTAATGTAATTACTATCTCTGCTAGAGGAGATGATAAAGTTGAATATTCTGTAGGAACTCCTGTTTATAAGTATGAACTTGGTGGAGTTAGTCTTAAGAGAATTAACACAACTCATGGACTTTCAACTTCTACATCAACATCACCTACTGGATCAATTGCATTTGATTCATATAATATAAAACTTGATATGACTGGAATTGGCACTATCAATGATGATAGAAGTAATGATGTTGGATTCCCCAAATTATACTTAAATAAAACTAAATCATGTGGAGGATATGAAATAAAGGCAACACAAAATATGCCATTTGAAATTATTACTCCAATTGTTCAAAATGTTACTACTACAGGAACTACTTTGGGATGTGAGGTAAGAACTACTTCTGCTGCAAGTATTAGTGGAGATGAAACTCCATATATTGATGAAGGATTTGAATCTATTGCAATAGGTGAACCAAATTATCTTGATACTCCAAGAGCAGTTTATTCTAAGATTAATGAAGATGAAAAATTGGATCAAGTTGAGGGTAATAAATCTCTTCAAATGAGATTAACTCTTGCAACTACTGATAATAAAGTAAGTCCAGTAATTGATGCACAAAGAGTGAGCACTATACTTACAAATAACAGAGTTAATAGTGTTGTTAGTAATTATGCTACAGATAGTAGAGTAAAATCTATTACCAATGATCCTACTGCTTGCCAATATATCACTAAGGAACTTCAATTAGAAAATGCTGCTACATCAATCAAGATAGTATTATCAGGTCATACTAATCCTGATGCGAATATAAGAGCATTCTATGCTGTTGGAAATGATCCTGGATTTGAACCAATATTTACACCATTCCCAGGTTATAGTAACTTAAATAGTAGAGGTGAAATAATTACTGCACAAAATAGTGATGGATTATCTGATTCATTAGTTACTCCATCAAGTCAATATGGTTTTGGTGATAATGCAGCATTTAAAGAGTATACATTTACTGCAGATACTTTACCTTCATTTAGATATTATAGAATCAAACTTCTATTAACATCAACAAGTCAAGTATTTGTTCCGAAGGTTAAAGATCTACGTGTAATGGCTCTTGCTTAATATGGAACCTTACAACATTGAAGGACATAAGGATCTCGCAAGGGATCCTCATACTGGTACACTTATTAATGTAAATTCTTTGGATTATCAACATTACGTTGCATCTAGAAATGCAAAAAATTTAAAAAATGAAAGGGTGGAATCTATGGAGCAAGATCTTGCCAATTTAAAAGGTGAGATTGGTGAAATCAAATCTCTATTAAAGGAACTGGTAAATGGCAAGTAAAAATTTAACATTTGATCCTTCAGCAGGTGTGCCATATGCTGCCAATTTAGCACTTTATACTGGTACAGATTTTAAAACTACTTTTACTGTAGTTGATACTTCTGATGTTGCCTTTGATTTTCAAGGATTAACTACAACATCTGTTTGGACAGGATCTGCTCAAATGCAAAAAAGTGCAGGAGTAGCAGCAACAACAGTTGCAGCAGGAACTTTTAGTGTAGGATTTACAAGTGCTGGTGGTGGTATATTTGACATTTCTATGGGGTCAACAGCAACTACAAGTCTTTCAGAAGGAAGATATGAATATAACGTTTTAGTAAGTTCTGGAGCATCAATTTATAATATAGTAAATGGAAATATCATGGTTTATACTGGCATAGCTTCAGCACCATAAATACATCAAGGGGTAATTGTATAAATGGCATCTCCATCAAGTAGATCAGAATTAGCAGATTATTGTAGAAGGCAACTGGGTGCTCCCGTGCTGGAAATTAATGTCGCTGATGAGCAAGTAGATGATATAATAGATGATGCAGTTCAATACTTTCAGGAGAGACATTTTGATGGTGTTGCTCAGGCGTATTTAAAATATAAGATAACTCAAGATGATATTGATCGAGGAAGAGCCTCGATGGAAACTAATAAAAAACAAACTGGAATAACAACTACAACTGCAACTGCTGATATTGCTGGTACGGATGTAACTTTTAGTTATTATGAAAATAGTAATTTTTTACAAATTCCTGCATCTGTTATTGGTGTAACAAAGATATACCATTTTGATGGTACTAACACCATGACAAATAATATGTTTAGTGTTAAGTATCAGATGTTTTTGAATGACATTTATTATTGGGGTAGTACTGAGTTGTTGACATATGCAATGACTAAGACATATCTTGAAGATATTAATTTTTTATTGACAACAGAGAAGCAAATAAGATTTAATAAAAGAATGGATAGATTATATCTTGATATTGATTGGGGTAGTGTTTCTAAGGATGATTACTTGGTTATTGATTGTTTTAGACAACTTGATCCAAATGATTATGCTAGAGTTTGGAATGATTCATTCTTAAAGAAATATACTACTGCTTTATTAAAAAGACAATGGGGGCAAAATTTATTAAAGTTTCAAGGAGTTAAATTACCTGGAGGAGTAGAGTTAAATGGTAGACAAATCTATGATGATGCAGAAAAGGATTTAGAAATCATCAGAGAACAAATGTCCAATACTTATGAACTTCCTCCACTTGACATGATAGGATAATGGCACTTAATCCATTCTTTCAACAAGGTGCAAGATCTGAACAAAATTTAGTTCAGGATTTAATCAACGAACAGTTGAGGATGTATGGTGTTGAGATACATTATCTTCCTAGAAAATATATGGAAGAAAAGACGGTAATAAGAGAAGTAGTTAAATCTAAGTTTGATGATTCATATCCATTAGAAGCATATATTGACAACTTTGATGGTTATGCAGATAATCCTACATTACTATCTAAATTTGGTATTGAACAAACAAATGAAGTAACTCTTGTTATTTCTAGAGAAAGATGGGAAACATATATCCAACCATTACTTAAAAACGAATCTAATGTAAAGTTAACTACCCGACCTAAAGAGGGTGATCTAGTTTATTTTCCATTAGGTGATCGTTTATTTGAAATTAAATATGTAGAGCATGAGAAACCATTTTATCAACTTCAAAAGACATATGTATACACTCTTAAGTGTGAACTCTTCCGTTACGAGGATGAAGTTATTGATACAGGTGTTGATGAAATTGATGATATTCTAACTGGTGAAGATTCTGATGGACTAGCAGAAGATGGAAGTACATCCACAATTCTTGGATACTCTCAAACTCTTACTCTTGTAGGAACTGGAGCAACTGCTACTGCTGAAATTGGATTTAATACTGAAGGATCTATTAGGTTAATTACTTTGAGTAATAGGGGTGGTGGATATACTGCTATTCCAACTATTGGAGTTAGTTCTGCACCTACAGGAGGAGTTACAGGTATTCTTACTGCTACAATGATTAGTGGTATTAATGTATGTAATTTAAATATTAGTGATAATCAAAAATCTGTTCAACAGGTTGTTATTACAAATCCAGGTGCTGGATATACTCTTGCACCTACACTTCAAGTAACTGGTGGAGGGGGTTCAGGTGCTGCTGGAACCGTCTTTATAGGTGATGGGGCAGTTGGTATAGTTACACTTACTGACGCAGGTTCTGGATACACTACAGCACCTAGTGTGACTATCACTGGACCAGGTGCAGGTGGAACTACAGCAACTGCTGAAGCAGTCGTAAGTTCTGCTGGAACCATTACTGCTATTAATATTACTAACGCTGGTTCTAAGTATACTTCAAGTCCAACAATTACGATTGGTAATCCTTCACTTGATAATAGTGGCAACTTCAAGTTTAATGAGGTTGTTACTGGATCTATTACAGGTGTAACAGGAAGAGTAAGAACATGGAGTGCTACTACAAACGTTCTAGAGGTTGCAAATGTATCTGGAATGTTTAGTATTGGAGAGGATATAACTGGTAGCAGCTCTGGTGCTGTTCATGCATTACGGGTTGTAAGTGAAGATCCTCCAGAGGATGGATATGCTGATAATGTTAATATAGAATCTGCTGCTGATGATATTTTAGATTTCAGTGAACAGAACCCATTTGGAATTCCATAAATATAAGATACTAGGACTCTAACAATGTTTGAATATTTTTATAACGA